TAAAGGAGGACAGAAGGCTTGGTTTACAGGGACAGGACCTACTCGCCCGTAAATATAGAATGACCGACAGCGGGGATTACGGAGCTAGATTCCAAGACCTCATGGAACAGATCGGGAAGAACGATATTGCACATCGGGCCCTAAAAAACAACCGGTCACCCGCACTAAAAGCGGCTGAGGTTTTGAAAAACATCGCAGACCTGGAACCCGGTGATCTCGCGTTACATAATCAACTTCGGCACATGAAAGGAAAGGAATTAACTGAGGTACTTGAGAGAGCGATGGGGGCGGATGAAGCTGCTCGCTTCTTCACAAGCATCGATATCCCCGGAGCCAGGTTCAAGGACGCGGTGTCTCGTAACGCCAACCCTCTGCAGCAGTTGACTGGGGGCAAGGAAACAGCCAGCACCAGTAACTACACCGTGTGGGACCAAGATGTGCTGGATCGAACTGCGTTGCTGGAGAGAAACGGTAATACGTTGTACCAAGGGGAGAACCCAAACCCGAACACCCTGTACCAGAGCCCCGTTCCGGAAGTACCAGCTTTCTACTCTAAGATCTCAGAGCTTTTTGACAACAAAAACAAAAACAAACTGCCGAAGATGGTGTCGCAGTCAACACTTTTGAAACGGTTGTCGGAGAGTGGCATCTCCAAAGAAGAGATCGGTGATGTCTCCAAGAGCATAGACGACCTGTTCTCAGAGGAAGAGTTCAGACACCCCGAATGGGGGAACAACGGGGACTACTCTGTCGGTCAGGAGTTCGACATGCCGCCAGCCACAGGGCCTAAGAACCCGACGCTGTCGGACGGATCGGCGGCTCAGTTGTTTGGTACGCCTATTCCTATGTCGAGGGAAGAGTTCAAGATCCCGAGTCAGAAGATCAAAGAACTCATGGAAGACACGGTTGTCCCTAAGCTCCAGGTTACTGAGTTGTCGGCTAATGCTCTGAAGAAGAACGCAGCAAAGAGGTCAGCTACTCACCAGGCTATCAACGACATGGCGGTTGCAGCCAGGCAGGAGGAGCCGTTCCTGTCTACTGGCAGGTACAGTGAGGAGTTTATGGACCAGGTTAACAGCATGAACGAGGAAATAAACCAACTTAACGAGGAATGGAATACCTTAGGACCACAGTTCGAGGGGCAACATTCGCTGGGGGGCGGGGTGCCGGGTACATACAGAGAGATGTTGATTAAGCGACCAGATGTGGGGCCTTTTGCAGGTAACCACTTCCACAAACATGAGGGCGTTCTGGCTCACGTTCGAATGGATGATATTGAGATCCCAGGCGGTGGAAAGACATTGCGTATCCAGGAGGTACAGTCTGACCTGCATCAAAAAGCCCGTAAGCTGGGGTATAAGAAAGAGTACGACCCGAACATAAAGGCAGAGGTAGTTCCGTTGAAACTGGAAGTCCAGCCTCGTATTGAGGTACAGGATCACGCTGAGTGGAGTTCTATGAGAGACCGACCATATGCAGTTGTTATGCCCGGTGGTCGAAAAAGATTCTTTGATACAATGGAAGAGGCGGAACAAGCCATTGCGTACGAGGGGCACGATGTTATAAGGGTCGTGGACACAGATGGAACTTTATTAAAAGAGACCACTAAGATAGACCTCCCTGCTTATCTGCGGTGGAACGGTCCTACTCCTTCCGAGTTACAGTTGCACAACATATCCGGATGGGTACAAGAAACGGCTAACAAGGGAAAGATGCCGGATGCCCCTTTCAAAGAATCATGGACACGGTTATCTCTAAAAAAGGTTCTCGATACTGCGGTGAAGGAGGGGTACGACTCGGTAGCGGTTGCGTCCGGTAAGGACATTACGAAAGCTGTAGCCGGGGCAAACCCACCAGAGGATGTGCTGAAGGCTCTGACCCTGTGGAACGAGAAGACTATTCCGGACCATCTGAATAAGATGATAGTTAAACAGGGCGGGGCGATGGAGAAAGTCCGTCTGGAAAATAAGATCACAACCCACACCTATGCGATGGATGACGGAACAGCAACTTTTCATTTTTACGCAGATAACGGGCGGCATGATCTCTTGGGAACAGCGACACGATCCTGGGCAGGTGATGAGTTTTTTGTGAGAGATCTCGATGGAGGACGTAGATCGTTCAGTACGTTGGAAGAAGCTCAGAGACACGCTACTCGGCATCATAAAAACACAGAGTCCGATTTGACTGTATTCCACCTACCCCCTTCCCTCAAACAAACCATCCTTGAAAAAGGACAACCTCTGTACAAGAAGAACCGGGGCATGGTGTCATTCGGGGATGACGGTTCTGCATTGATCAACCCCATCAACCCTGACTTCAGTACAGCCCCGCACGAAGTGTCTCACGTTATGCGGAGGATGCTGGGTGGAGAGCAGGCTGGTAAAGCGGCTGACATCTTCGGAGGAGCCTCCGGCGGATGGAGCCGTGAAGCGGAAGAGTCTTTTGCTCAGGGTGCTGAAGCGTATTTCCAGAATGCGTCCACCACAAGCCCCGGTATGCAGCAGTCACTGCAGCAGATGAACAGAGGGTTTGCGGGTGTCTATGATAACCCAATCACAACTCGTGATGGAGGCACGGAGTTCTTCCGGAACCTCCTTGGGATCACGGAGAACAGCTCTCCACTGGACAGACAGAGGATACCGGGTATCGTTGGACCGGTTGCTGCGGGAGCCGCGTACAACGCTATTGCTCGATACAACCCCAGAGGCGGTGTTCAATGAACGATGAAATCCGAGACCGTATCAGAGCCTCCCTTGTTGGACGCAGAGACATGCAGCAGGGGCTTGCCGCCGCTGCTAAAGTTGCGAAGCAGAAGCTCAACGCACTGGACCTGTTCAGACCAACTGATTACCAGGAAGATATCGTCACATGCGATGCCTCTGAGATTCTTGTCCAAGGGGCACCGAGATCAGGTAAGTCTGTGATCGTTGCCGCTATGATAGCGTCATACCTGTTGAACAAGCCGATCACGTTTGCAGATGGAACGATTCACAACATCAGAGAGCCAGCGTGGGCTAACCGGCCAGTGATTGTCTGGCTCATCGGATTGCAGTTGAACCACATCGGTCAGACGCTGCATCGCCTCTTGTGCCGGGCGGGGGCGTTCGACATGGTTCGAGACAAACAGACAGGTATGTGGCGTGCCTGGCAACCGGGACGTATCCCGGGTGACGCAGATATCCCTGTTGATGAACGTAAACCTGCCCCACCATTTATCCCGGCATCGGAGATCACAACAGAGACGTGGGAAAACAAGGCTGAGTTCAAGTTCACTTCACTGCAGGTTACTGACGGTTCGATGGTGTATGGGTTCGCGTCTTCAGGCGACGTCAAACGCGGTGACCCGGTCAACCGGATCTGGATCGACGAAGAAATAAAATTCAGCCAGTATTACGCTGAGTGGCAGAGCCGTATCTCCGACCGCAAAGGGAAGATCATCTGGACATCCTGGCCGGATGCAGAGACGCCAGCCCTGCTCCGGTTGTACCGACGATGCTGTGATCAGCGTGATGAAGTTGAACGCGGTGTCAGGAAGAAACCGGACGTAGTCAACTTCATCTTCAGAGCATCCAAAAGCCCGTTCACGGATGCTGATGAAAAGCGTAAACGTATCGAGGGCTGGAACGAATCAGAACAGCTCGCCCGCGACAGCGGAGAGTTCGTTACTCACACGATCATGGCGTACCCGGAGTTCAGCCGGAGATACCACGTTGTTGACTACGGAGAAGGCAGCCCGCTCAATGACAAAGTCACTGCCGCGATGAAAGCCCTGAACTGGAACGTACCATCGGACTGGTGTGTGGACCTGGTGTTAGACCCCGGAACATCGAGACCGGCTCTGCTGTGGTGTGCGATCCCGCCCCGGTCGTTCTGGGATCACGATGAGCCGTACTACATTATCTTCCGAGAGATGGCTATCCCCCGTATCGACGCCAGAGAGATGGCGAGACGGGCTAAGGCTGCTGACCCGCACAGGCATTACATGCGGTTCATCGGGGACAGTAAAGCTGGATTACAGACGCCTCCCGGCTTCGCATGGACCATCTTTGACCAGTACAGCAAGGAGTTCAAGGCAGCGGGCTTGCGATGCCAGCTTACAGGTGATATGTTTATCCGGGGTGAGACCACCTGGATAACCCGTTCGTTGAAGCTCAGAAAGTGGATGCTGGGCCGAAACTGCGGCAGACCCCAGCTAAGAATCGTACCTCATACGTGCCCAGCTTTGATCAAGCAACTGGAAGAGGTTGTCAAGAAAGTTTCTAAGGAAGACGTACAGGATAAGCTGGCTGAAGGGCAGGTCCATGACTGTCTTGACTGCCTGGAGTATTTTGCTGGATTCGATCCAACATTCCTGACACCACCTCCACAGGCACCAACAGGAGATCCTGGTCGAGCCGTATACGAGGCCGACATGAAGTACATCGACAGCATCTTCGCAAAGAACAAAACTTCGACCCAGGAACCTATCGTTCTTGGGATTCAATAATCCCCCAGACAGGAGCCTCCTTTGAAGATATCAGAACTCACACGCAAAGTCCCGATCGATAACATGTTGGTGGATGTGACCGTGGGGGACACGGTGTGGTGGTTCGCAGGAGCCCAGTTAAACAACCTCCCAGCGGTGGCTAATATCCTCAGCTTTTGCGAGGACAACATGATCAACCTGTCTTACAACGCAACAGTTGGTAGCAGGCTGGTTACAGAGATGGGCGTCTGCCTCATCGGGGACGACCGGCTGAAGAACGTACACAACCGCAAACGGGGTGCCTGGTGCCCTCGCGGTACATGGACAGCGTTAGAACTGGGGTAGGTTAGTGGAACCAACAGCAGAGAATCTTCAACAGTATTTGCTGGGGCCAATCGTCAGCCAGTGGTTCGCTCGTTTCAACGCGGCAGAGCGAAGCAAGGAACGCTTCACTGTCATGGCGAAACTGTGTCGCCAGTTCCTGGGCAGCAGTGCCAAGGCCATGTGGGACGATGACTTCCGTAAGGAGTTCTATCCGGGCATCGCACAACCACAGTTCATGGTGTCCTTGAACAAAGCCTTCGAGCTTGTGGCCATCATCGGTCCGTCACTTTATTGGGAGAGTCCGTCCCGCGAAGTGAAGTCGTCAGACGTGCCTGACCAGACACGTCTGGCTCAGATGTTTGGCATTGTTGAAGAGGACATGCTGCAACAGGTTCAACAGCAGCAGGAGAAGAACAAGAGCGATAAGGAAATCCGGAACAGCCTCTGCTCACTCGTGCTGGAGTACATCGGTCGAGAGCATCCCGGCGGCGTAAAAGTTGATA